GTACTGCGGCATGTACGGCTACTTCGTCATCATCAGCGGTGACGACGGCCCCCGCCTCGCTTACAAGGGTGACAAGTACCCACTCGCAGGCGCCACTGCCACCGTCGAGGCGTCCCTCGCGCAAGGCTCACACACCACAGCAGGCCGCGTCATCGCAGGCACCCTGCTCGCCGGCCCCATCGGCACCATCGTCGGTGCAGTAGCCAAGAAGAGCGACGCCCACCTGTACGTCACCGTCACCCTCGCTGACGGCACACAAGTGCAAGGCACGTTCCCCGCCAAGCAGGAAGCCAAGGCACGCGAGCTCGTCGACAACATCAACACCATCGGTGCCCTACCTGCGCAGTAGCAGCCCACGCGGGGAGGCGGCCATGCCCACCGCACCACGAGGCAGATGCACCACACAGCAGTGCCGCGCACTGTCCACCAAAGGCAGCCACTGCGATGAGCACCAGCCCAAGGCATGGGCACGGCGAGGTGCCATCCACCCAGGATGGACAGGTGGCAGCACCCGACGATGGCGCAAGACGCGACTCGCGAAACTCAAACGCGATCCGATCTGCCAAACATGCCGACGAGCACTAGCCACGACCGTCGACCACATCACCCCACTCGCCGAAGGCGGCAACATGTGGGCCGACGCGAACCATCAATCACTCTGCAAGCCATGCCACGACGCCAAGAGCGACGCTGAGCGACGCGCAGGCAGTTCCGCCCCGCCGCACTAGCTAGGTGTCCAGCGTTGACGTCAGCGGCCACATGGAGGCCGTTCACAAGCACAGGCGAACGCGCTCACGGGGCAGGGTCGCCCAAATCTCCAAATCGGACAGAACGGACAGCGACGCCGTTGCGCGAACGTTGAGCGGACCAACTTTCAGACCCCCCTTCTTGAGAGGACGCGTGATGGCGAGTCCTAAGCCTCGACCTGTCGCACTGAAGCTCCTTGAGGGCCGTGGGCATGGTCGGGACTCTGGTGGCCGCAAGGTTGCTGAGACGCCACTGTTCAAGCGGATCCCACCGGAGGCCCCGGAGTGGCTGCCGGTTGAGGCTCGCGCCGAGTGGGACCGTGTCGTCCCTGAGCTCGCGCGGCTCGAACTGACGAAGCCCGTCGACCGTGCAGCGCTGACCGCTTACGTGTTGACGTGGCAGCGGTTGGTCGACGCGTCGAAGTTGATCGCTGAGCACCCGGATGTCACCTACGTCGTGAAGGACGTCAAGGGCGATGGAGTTGAGGTCGACTCAATGGTCGGCTACGGGCTGTTGGGTTACAACTCTCAGGGCATCGTCCGGGCGCCGTGGGTCGCGATCATCGAGGCAGCATCCAAAGACCTGAGGGCATGGTGCGCCGAGTTCGGTTTCACGCCTTCCGCTGAGGCGAAACTGTCCGTGCAGGAGGCCGACCATGGCGAAGAGGACATTTTCGCCGGCTGACCTGAAGCTGTCTCCCGAGGTCCGCGACTACCTTGAGAAGCGCCGGATCCCGCTGCCGGATTGTCCGCCTCGGATCAAGACCCCTGAGCCGCGGAATGTGCGCGGCGCCCGGTTTGACGGGGCTCGGGTCGACCGTCTGCTCAAGGCGTTCGGGCTGCTGCGTCACACGCAGGGTCAATGGTCGGGAAGACCTTTGAAGCCTGACCCGTGGCAGGTCGCCTACGTCCTGGCGCCGGTCTTCGGCTGGGTGAAGTGGGACAAGGACTCGGATTCCTACACCCGGATCATCCGGTCGTTCTACGTCGACGTGCCACGCAAGAATGGCAAGTCGACATTGTTTGGCGGCATCGAGCTTTACATGCTGGCCGCTGACGGTGAGCCGGGCGCTCAGGTCGTTACTGCGGCGACGACGCTGCGGCAGGCCGGTTTCGTGTTCGCTCCGATCAAGACCCTGGCTGAGAGCTCGCCGGCGTTGAAGCGGCACGTGAAGGCCGTCGGGTCGAAGATCATTCACCCGAAGTCCGGGTCGTACATTGAGGTCGTGTCCTCGGTGGCCGACGCTCAAATGGGCGCCAATGTCCACTTCGGTGGCATTGATGAGCTGCACGTCCACAAGACCCCGGACCTGGTCGAGGCGATCGAGACTGGCACCGGTGCACGCAGGCAACCGCTGATCGGGATCATCACGACGGCGGACTCCGGCAAGCGGAACACGATCTATTCACGCAAGCGTGAGTACGTGGAACAGTTGGCGCGCGGCGCGATCAAGGACCCGTCGACCTACGGCGTGGTGTGGGCTGCTGATCCGAAGGCGGACCCGTTTAGCGAGGAGACGCAGCGGTCAGCGAATCCCGGCTATGGGATCAGCCCGACCCGGTCGTATCTCGCGAACAAGGCGGTTCAGGCGAAGGCATCGCCGGCTGACCTGGCGTCGTACCAGCGGCTGCACCTGGGGCTACGGACGAAGCAGGAGACGAAGTATCTCGACCTGACCGCGTGGGATCGGAACGCGTCGATCGTCGATGAGTTGAAGCTCGCCGGCCGTGAGGCGTATGGCGGCCTGGACTTGGCATCGACATCGGACCTGTGCGCATTGTGCTGGCTGTTCCCAGATGACCGCAACGGCTTCGACGCGCTGTGGCGGCTGTGGACGCCTGAGGCGAACGTCGAGGCGTTGGACAAGCGGACCGCGGGCGCCGCGTCGGTGTGGGCGCGCGACGGGATTCTGACGGTCACACCCGGCAACGTCGCCGACTATGACTACATCGAGGCGGCGATCAAGTCTGACGCAGAGAAGTTCGTAGTCCGGTCGGTCGGTTACGACCGGTGGAACGCGACTCCATTGTCGATCAGTCTCGCATCGGACGGTTTCAACATGGTGCCAGTCGGGCAGGGTTTCGGTTCCCTGTCTGCGCCGTTGAAGGAAGTTCAACGGTTGACGTTGGCGGGCACGGCTGAGAAGCCTCTCCTGCGTCACGGCGGCAACCCGGCGGTTCGGTGGATGGTCGACAACCTGTCGATCGGCATGAACCCGGCCGGCGACGTGAAGCCCGACAAGGCGACTGGCGCGGACAAGATCGACGCCGTGTCGGCCCTGGTGACGGCCCTGTTCGAGGCGATGAACCGGGAACCGCTCGAAGAGTCGGTGTACGAGACCCGCGGCCCGCTGGTCATCAACGGACTGTAACCAGTGAGGGATGGGGATCATGCGTTCACGCGACCGTCTGATCCGCGACAGCCTCCGTCAGCGGTTCGTGGTCACCCTGGACGACTCGACGACATTCGAGGGTCTCCTCGACGAGGTCGACGACAAGACGGTGGTCCTGGTCGATGCATGGGCGTTCGAGAAGAACGGGAAGGTGGCAGTCGACGGCCGCCTGTTCCTGCCCCGAGCGAACATCCTGTACCTGCAGGTGCCTGCGTGATCATCTCAGGTGGGGCGAACGTCGACTTCGCGCCACAAGCCCTCGGTGAGACGGTCCCGCTCGCGTCGACCGGGTTCTTCTACCCGAACACGGGTATCGAACTTCTCGGGAAGTTCGCCACCTATGGGGCGATGTATGTGGCGCAGCCGTCGATTATGACGGTCGTCAACAAGGTGTCGAACGCGGTGGCCCGGCTGACCCTGAACGTGTGGGACACGACGCCGGCGACCGGGAAGGTGCTGGACACGTCGTCAGGGTTCGCGCAGCTGATCGCGCATCCGTGCGGGTTCATGTCGCCGTACGCGTTCTACCGGTGGACCACGGCGACTCGCGAAACCTACGGCGAAGCGTTCTGGTACAAGGTGCGCGACGCGAACCGGACCGTCGTGTCGCTCCTGCCGATGCATCCGTCTCGGACGGCCGTGAAACGCGACAAGGATGGCAACGTCACCTACGTGTTCACAGTCGGCGTCGCCTCTGCGGGGATACTGCACGCGCCGGCGGATGACGTGGTGCCGTTCCTGGCGTATCACCCGGATGACCTGATGCGAGGCTTGTCACCGCTCGAGGGATTGCGGACAACGCTGCTGAACGAGGACGCGGCACGCCGTGCCACATCCTCGTGGTGGAAGCGTGGAGCCCGGCCGTCGTTCTCCCTGTCGACGGACGGGAAACTGTCGGCGCCGGCGATCGAGCGGTTGAAGGCTCAGGTCGACGGGAACCATGCGGGTGCCGACAACATGGGCGGCACTCTCGTCCTCGAAGAGGGCATGAAGCCGATCGTCACGCAACTGTCCGCGGAAGAGATGCAGTACATCGAGACGCGGAAACTGAACATGCAGGAAGTGTGCATGGTGTACGACATCCCGCCGCCCGTCGTGCATATCCTCGACCACGCGACCTTCTCGAACATCACTGAGCAGATGCGGTCGATGTATCGGGACAGCATGGCCCCACGGCTTGAGGATTACGAGTCGGTCATTGACACGTTCCTACGTCCAGAGTTCAGCCCGTCCGGGCTGGTTGCGAAGTTCGCGCTCGACGACGTGCTCCGTGGCGATTTCGAAACCCGTGGCGCGACGGTCGCCCTGCTCATCGAGAAGGGCGTGATGAAGCCGTCTGAGGCAAGGGTGCTGTTTGACCTGTCCGACGCTGGCCCGAAGGCCGACAAGCTGTACGCGAACGCTGCCCTGCAGGAGTTGGGCACACCGGCTGAGCGGATCAGCATCACCGCTGCCGCGCAGGCGTCCGAGAACGAGAACCAGGACGTCGCGGACGCTGAGGCCGCGGTCGGTGACAAGCCGGCACCTGTCCCCGCCAACCCGCCGACACCCGCGGCTACACCGGCTCCCCCCGGGGTGTGGCCACCCCACATGTCTCTTTTTCAACAACT